ATCCAGATGTTCAAATACTCTTCTTTGTTTTAAGAATTTTAATGCCCATGAAACTTTATTTGGATCTTTCTTGTCAATAGGATTAGTTAATCCAAATTTCTTCATTATTAAATAAGCAAATGCAAATCTATCGAACTCATTCATTGAATCACTAAATAATACATCATACGCATCAATTAAGCCTAATATATTTTCAATTAATGATTGTTGCTCATCTCCTAAATAAAATGCATTAATTGGAACATCATCAAAATAATTCTTTTGAGGTAATCCATCAGCTTCTAATTTCCATATACCGTTTTCATTGTCGCGCTTCCTAATATATAACTCAACTTGATCTTTATAATAAACTTCTACAGAATAATTATTATCATCTCTCTTATAATACCTAATGCCAATTTTTATTTTTGGCTCTGGACTATAATCGTATAACAATATCATTTCTCTAGGATCGACTGTAAAGAATCTTGGAATTGCTTTTATTGGCAATTCTTTATTAGTTATATCTAATTTGCCATCTACATATAATACTTCAAACGATTTACCAAATATTGCTATATTTCTTGCTGCTCTATTTGTTTTAATAGTCTCATTATTTTGATTAAATACTATTTGTAATTGGTTTACATATTTCTTTTCTATTGGATCTTCTTTAATTTCAATATCATTACTTTCGGCTTCTATTTCATTATCAGTCTTTTTAATATTAGGTTTATAAGTAATATAAGTTGGACGCCAACCATATCCAGTAAAAGTATTAATTACTTTTCTACCATATGAAATAGTTATTTTATTATCGGGATTATTAGGATCAGGCTTTTTGCGCTTTAATATAGTAACATTTTTTCCTTTATAATATTCCCATAAATCATTCATATGAGGAACTTCAGTAACTTCGTGATTAGTAATATATTTTAATATGTCTTCAGAATTTAATACTTCTTTTTCTGTTTTTAAATACCCCATAATTAATATTCCTTTTTATGTTTATAAATCTTCTTTTCTATAAGATCATTATTATTTCCAGATATATCTATAATTACTTTTTCATATCCTTCACAATTATCTGGACATTGCCTATTCTCAATATAATAAATACAATTTGGTTTATGAACATTTATACAATCTAATTTATTTGCCATTTTTATTCTCCTTTGATATTTCTGGTATATTAATTGTTTCTAATACATTTTCATTATATCTCATAGTAGCAATAATTTCTTCTTCTATAATTCCTTTTATTTGATATAATGATTTTCTATCAACTTCTCCATGCAATAATATTTTATTAATAGTAGTTAATATTAACCATTTTACATTAAAATCAATTTTTGTCATTTTATTTATTCCTTATAATCCAAGATCATCTAAAGACCAGCCATCACCATCATCAAAATAACTGCTGCTTTGATTTGCCCAAATATATTCCGTCCCATATCGTAATGCCGCAATAGGATCATCATCTATTTCGACAAATGAATCTAATGCAATTCCATCTTTATCTTCTCTACGTTTAAAACTTTGAATTGTTCTTGCTAAATTAGGGCATTTATCTCTATTAATATAAATAACTGGAATAGAACATAAATAATCAATTCCATATTTTAATGATCCTGGCCCTTTCTTAGCAGGAGTTACTTGAAACCCATTTCTATTCCATTCCTCAATTCTATCAGGTTCTGCGCTATCAGCAGTTATTGGATATGCATAAATACTAGAATCTTCAGGAAAGTAATCTTTTGTATTTTGCATAAAATCTGTATTTGTCCAATGCTTTCCATATAATTCATCAAATACATATAAAGCACTTTGCTCTTTATTTTTATGATCTTCTCTAAACCCACCACGTTCTATAACTGAAGCATGAACATAACCATAATCCATTCCGGTAAAAACATTTTCTAAATCTTCTTCTTTATATGGAAATTCTTCATCAGATAATAATACATAATTACTAAAAACAATATTTCCTAATGTTCCCCAATTACCCAATACATATACGTCATAATAATATTTATCAATATCTTTGAATTTTAATAATTGTTTCTTTTCTTCTTCACCATAAAATCTATTATCTAAATAAGTTGTTTTTAATATTACTTTATTTATTTTTTCTTGTATTATTTTTGGATCTGTATTGTCGCTTTCAAAAAATAATGTCCCTTCTTCAGGGTTATCAAAAAACCTTTTCTTTATCCAACTATTAGCAGATATTGGATTCATTGATCCAGTAAATCTTTTTGCTTCAGAAGTTTCACCTCTAAGTCGAACATAATTTAATTGAAAATAATCTCGTTCATTAGCATTAGTAAATTCTTCAAACCTAATATGATTAATTGGTCCTTTTGAAGCTCTAATACCTTTTATTTTTTCTAGTTCGTTTTCGTCTTTACAACCAGCAAATAATATTTCATTGCCAGTTTTTAGAAACAATATCCTTTCACCGCCACGGGAATAATTTATCTTAAAATATTTAGATAATTTGTTATTAAAATATTTATTATCAAAATCTTGTATTACTGAAATTAAATCTGCAAATGTTGTATTATGATGTGATGCGGCAACTTTATGCATTATTAATTTATTACATTCTTTTTTACTTATTATTTCTAATATATCTCTTTGCGCTAAAAAATATGATTTACCAGAACCACCACCACCATAAAATAATTCTTCTCTAGCTCCAGATTTTAAATATGGATAATATGCTTCATTAAAAGCAGATTTAGGAATTATTATTTGTTTAGGTTTCTTTATTTTTTGATTATTCATTAATAAATTACTAACTTCCTTCTATATAATAGCATTTATTCTATTGAAATCATAAATGGTTCATCGTCTTTTAAATTTCCTATTTCTAAAGATTGTTTTTCTGACCAACCTTCTCCAGGGAAATCTTTCTCTGGTTTTCTATTGTTTAGGAAATATTTTACTGCTTGTATTTGTGGTGGATTATATTCTTTTACTGTTACTTTTTCTACATGAGCGCCTAAATCTTTACCATCAGAAACTACTAATGCTTTCTGAGTATTACTATGAAATCCTATAGCTAATTTCATTAAACTTTTTTCTACTAAAACATTCTTTAATTCTTTTCTACCTTTATTAATACTTTCTTTAAATGACGGGTAATCTCTCTTCCAATGTATTCCTGTAGGTTCTGTAATATTTAATATTTCATATATCTCTTTATTTTTTAATCCTTTAAGAGCTAATTTATATGCTATTATATCATATTTTGAATCATATTTACTATTATAAGTAATATTAGATTCTTCATATGAGGATTTGGTTGATTGGACCTTTAATATTTTAGTTTTTCGTTTCATATAATAATTATATATTTATTACTATTGTTTATAAAGTTTTATTATATTCTATCATATATTTTTGATAGAGTAGAAGATTGTTTAAAAGATATTTCTATATTTGAGTGCAATAGAGAATCTATATTATTAATAAATCGTAACTCCCAATCATTTAAAGTTATATGTTTTGTTTTAATAGCGGATTTAATTGTTTTAATTTTATTATTCCATGTATCTATTGTTTGTTGACTAATCATATCATTCTTTTTATACCATTGGCATCCCAAGCTTCTTTAAGTTCGTAATCAATGTTATATTCTATAGTTGGTAAAATAACTTTTGTATTATGTATAATTTTAAATGTTCTAAAAAATGTTTTAATAATATCTTTTAACGAATGATTTAGAATAATTATTACTTGTTTATCATTTTCAATTATTTCTTTATATTCAGGAATATGTATAGTTATTTTCATTCTTTTTCTTTTCTAATAATTAATTTATCAGTATATTCTATATTAAAGTTTATTGTAAATTTATATAAATTATCTTTAACTGGTTTACTAACCATATCATTTAATAATTTAGCATTTTGATCTATATTCCAATGAATTAATTTTACGTTTTTATTATTTATTTTATCTATAAATCTTTTTAAAATATCTAATAATTCTTTTTTATCAACTTTATTCATCATAATAGCCATTTATAATGCTCCATATGAAGCGGCAATCATTTTAATCATTTTTTTAACAGTACCATCTATATCAGTAAAAGAATAATCTCTACAAATAGTATGTAATAATGATTCTACGCAAACTAATGAATCTATTCTAAAATCGCTTGTTAATTTATAAGTTAAGGCAATATATTTTTCATTATCAATTACTTTTGTAACTATTTCTGGATATTTAAGCATTATTTATCCTTATTAAAAATAAAAGCAATTTCAAAAAATAAAATATCTATTGCTATAGATATTCTTTTATTATCAAAATTATCAATAATTATTGTAGGAAGAATAAAAAGAGTAAATCCATGTTTTGAAACATCTGTAATGCATTTTATTTTCATATATTATTCCGATACCGATAAATGACTATCTGAATATACTTTTATTAATATTAATCCGTTTATTTTATTTGGCTTTTCAAAATCCTTACTAATAAAAATATTATTATTTCTAATAGAATCCCATAGTTCGCGCCATTCTTGTTCACCTAAATAACAATATTTTGGTTTAAGATTCTTAATCTCTAATTCAAATTTCTTTTCTATAATTCTTTCTACAATATTCTTTTCTTTTGGATCTGGAAATTTCATTCTAAAATTATCATACATTGTAACTTTAGAATAAATAGAATTATCAAAATATACTTTTAAATAATCCCAACATTCTCCGGCAATATCTCTTGACTTTAATTCTGACAATTCTTTTTCTAACTTTGCTATTTTATCTTTTAATGCTAATATATATTCATTGTCAACTACTACCATTTTATTATCCTTTTACCTATTCTCTAATATTGTATATTTTTTAGAATGTTCTTTTAATTCATATAAAATATTTTCTTTATAATCTGTAAATGATAAATTAGTATCAATATTTGTGTCATATAATTTAAAATCATAAACCTTTTGCAATATCAATCTTAAATCATTTGAATCAATTATTAATTTCATTGTTCCTCCAGAATAATAACCTATATTTTTTTGCTAAATCATTCCCATTTCTATCAATCATTTTATCATAATATTTTTCACTATTATCAATTTCATGTAATTTCTTAGCTGATTTTCTGATTCTTATTGATCGTTTAATATTTTTAGTATCAATAAATTCTATTACTCCATACTTAATATTAATTGTTTTGGCAAACTTTATAGTATCGTTTACTAATTCGGTAGGAACACAAAAATAAAATTTATTCGGCGTATAATAACCATTATTACCATTAGATATTATTTCATGTTTAGTAACTAATTTTATATTTACTTTTTTATATTCATCTAATTCAATAGTTCTATTATTAACATTTCTTTTTACTTTTGTAATTTCCCAGTTATATTTTTCTTGACCTTTTTTCAAATCATTTTTTAAATCTACTAAAGATGTTTTTATTTCTATTTCAGTTATACTATCTAATTTTGTTAAAACTATTACATCGGCAATACTAAATCCATCCCACAATTCTGTAGAAACTATTTTAGCTTGACGCTCAAAAGTATAGAAATCTATTAAAGCGGCTTTAATTTTATCTGATAATTTTATTTTCGTAGTCCTTTATTAATATCTAAATCAAAATATATTTGATAATAATCATAATCTTTTCTATTTATAATCTTCTTATAATCACAAATATCATAACTACATAATAATTTTTTATAAGATTTTCCATCTTGAATATCAGTATGTCTAGCTCTTTTATTTGCTAACCGTTTATAATATTTATCGTTCTTTAATTTAAAAATACAAAGTTTATTTATTGATCTACTCATATCTTTTTAGGATTTAATAAATATGTTTTATCAGGGCCAATAGAAATTACTTTCTGTTTATTTTTAATTTCAATTTCTGACCATGTTTTAAAACCATCCCACCAATAAACATCTTTTTCTAAATCATATTCTTTTAATAGTCTGATTAATTTTTTTACTTTCATTCTAAATCCTTATCGTCCATTGGAGTAAAACTTGGAATTGCTAATGCTCCTCCAGACTCAGACCAATCAACAATACAATTTAAACATTTAGAACATTGAAATATTTCATATATTCTATGGTATTCGGTTGTTCTTAAATGTCTCCTAAATAAAAACATATATTCATGTCCATGACCATCTTTACAAGGATCGGCAGGGATTAAATTATCTTCAGGTTCTAATAGTTCATCATTCATTTATATTTACCATCCTTGTCATAATTTTTATCAATAATAATATTTAATCCAGAATAAGCGCGCAATAAATATTCTGCCTCAGTTAATGTTACATGATAAAAGCAAGCATTATTTTCTATTATTGGGGTTTTAACTTTCGTTATAAATACATCTAATAAATCCTTATTAATATCGCTCATTTAATGCCTAATCTTAATTTCATTCTACCAATCTC